GAAGCATCAAGATGTCCTATTTGCCACCTATCAGATGGCACATTTAATATATGTTTGTAAATCCAATTAACACCCGAAGTTTCCCGTTTGAACCACTCATATATTTCAGGCATCCATTTTACACGAAGGCAATCAAGTAACAATGCACACTCACTTTGTTTATGTTTTACCTTTTCAAGCCAATACTTCTTTACTTCTGAAATTTGTTGATCCTTAGTACCATTTTTTAACACATGTTTGTCCACATTTATGCGTTTTGCGATGTCATTTGCTTTGAGTTCATATGGATACTTGAGTGAATAAAGACCTGGTTTTTTGTTGATCAGTTGTAACTTGTTACCACATGGTTTATTGAATGGTTGAATACTATCTCTCGTCACGAAGCCAGTTTTTTCAAAAAAATCTATAGTCTCTTGTGGTGTAATGAATCGTTGACCACCACGATTCTCGGGTTGTGCAAGAAGTGCGAGAGCTTGACCACCGACACTTAATATTCTTGGTAAACGAATGTTGACCCTATTGGCAAATGCAACCAAATCTTCTGGGTATGACTGATACATGTTATAATAAACATTCCATTCTTTTAAGGTAACTTAAGTTGTATATCACCGGAATCCATCAAAGAAGATGGAAGCCAATTGAATAGGTAATAATATACATGACCCGTACCTTTGAGGAACTTTAATTTTTCCAAGTCTTCTCCCCTATGACCAATATCAAGGGTATTGAACACATCATAACCTTGATTCCTCGCGAGTACAAAGGCGTCGTTGTACACATCACCAACCATGTAGAACGCATAGACTTGTTTAACTGTGTCTCGTCCATCTACGCGATCATATGGCACTTCATAAAACGAAATGAAATCGTCTGTCTCGTCATTCACATATGAATGAATTGGAAGTATCCAATGTTTAACCCACTCTCTGTCAATTTGGGGTGCCATTTTGAAGTCACTGAAGTATTTTTCAAGTATTCGGGTGACTTTTGGTACATCCTCGTGTGTCATTTTCCTAAATTGGGAGTTTCCACGAACTTCAAAATACTTCTCTCTCAACCGATCTGTTTGGTAGAAGCCAGTCTTGACGAGCCTCTTGACATTGAGGAAACGATGCCAATAGGAACTCTTTGCTATAGAACCAGAACACAAAGAAAATTGATTTGAACCATATTGAGAACATCCTCACACACTCTCACTTTTGTTGGAACACTTGAAATATATCCAATGAGTTCACCCGTATCATTGTGGCGGATACCTCTATTTTCGTATCCACGCATCTCAGCTGCCCATTTGAGGGTTTCAAGGGAGTATGTCAATCTAAAAGTTTCATCACAGACATAATGAGCGTTCAGAAGTTTGTGTGCTTCTTCAAGTTTGGGTTTATCCCATGAAAAACCACCAGGAAGTTTGATTGGTTCATTTACAATATTCTTCTCCTTTTCAATTTCCTTGCCACTTTCATATACAGCACCCTCTTGAGGCACAGGTTGTTTATCCCAAAATGTCCTCATTTACAATACAAGTAGCTTAAAGTTTTAAGTATTGTGTAAGATATAAACATGTCTCTTGAGCAAGATTACACTACCGTTCCGGGTCAATTGTATGCGTGCCTCTCTGTTGTCGGACCAGAGGCTCCACAGAAGAATGATAAGTTTGGTATCAAGATTCGTGGCACCTTTGCCTCCCGCGACGAGGCTGCGGCGCATGCGAAGCGTCTCCAAAAGGAAGATAGCACCTTTGACATCTATGTTGTTGACATGTACAAGTGGCTCCTCATTCCACCAGATCCCCTCAAGATTGAAGATGTTCACTATCAAAACGAAAAGTTGGAAGAGATCATGAGCGGTTACAAGGAAAATCAAGCTGAAGCTGCGCGTATGTTCAACGATCGTAAGCGTGATATGATGGAAGCTAAGTCATATGTCAAGCCAGGTGACGAGAA